GTACTGGACCTTGTTGCCCTGGTTGTCCACGGTGGCCCGTATGCCCTTGGCCTTGTTCAGCGCGGCCTTCTCCTGCAGGAGGCGGACGAACTGGAGGTAATCGCTTTCCGTGAACTTGTCGGAATAATAAGGCTCATAAAATGTCGGCTTCCCGGCCTGAACCCGGGTCCAGTCGACAAACATGGCCACGAACCTGGCGAATACCTCGTCCGGGCGCATGGTGTAGTCACTCAGGGTATCGGCCTTGCCCACCAGGGTGTCGACGAATGAGCGGAACTCCATGGCCCAGGCCTTGTGTTCCATGCCTCTGCCCACGGCCTGAACCAGGTCCCAATCGATGACGGACAAGCTCTCGTCTGCAATGCCGAACTCCCGCGCCCACTTATTGTCGAGGTAATGCCCGACCTCATGGGCCGCGGTGTACTTGCTGTCTTTGGCGATCGTCAGCATCAGGCGGCGCTTCTCAAATGCTCCCATGACCTTCCCGCGCATCTCCGGGCGGCCGATCACGTTGATGCTGTCGCAAAACACGCTCAAGTCATCAAAGATCAGGTCCGTGTCCAGTCCGGCCAGAGCCTCGGCCAGGTACTGCCGGATCATCTTCTCCTGCTCCGGGGTGATCTCGCTCGACTTGCCGTAAACCTTGAAGGCCTCCGGGACCATCTCCGCCGCTCTGTCATTGACGGCCTTCATGTCGCTGATGCCGGTCCATGGGTACGGGGCGTCCTGGTTGATCTGGTCCTCCGAAATACTTAACCCTTGGGGTGCATTAAAATCCATCTGCCCCTGCTGTTCGTACATCACGCCTTGCTTGTTGACCTGGGGCGTCCCGAATAACGGGTTTCCTTTTTCCAAAAGGTAGGACCGGAGAGCGGGAGTGATCCGCATGCCGAGTTGCATGTTATCGGGCTCTCCGGGTAGGGGCACGTTGATGTACTCTGGTTTCGCTCCGAACCGCTTGCCGTACTTCTCAAGCCAGGACGGGATCATCTCGTCGTATAAGTTCTTGGCCCATTCTCCGCCAACCTTGAGGTCGAGGCCGGTGTATATCTGCGACTTAGCAGGAAGTGTTTCGAGGTCATTGATGGCTTTTTCTGCCAGGTCTTTCCCGACGACATTTGAAAGTTCTTCTTTAGACACAGCGTCTTGTTGAACTAGATATTTTCCGTCTTTCTTGCCGCGCACCTGATATGTTTCCGGCGTTACGCTTGATCCGCTTTTCTTACGGATTTCCACTTCATCTAATTGCTTGCTCAAATCGTACCGATCGGCGGTCTGTGCCCCGCTGATGAACGAGACGTAGTCGTGGCCTTCTTCTGCGGCGAGGCGGAGAATCCGCTTCAGGGACAGGTCCTGCCATTTCTTGACGAGGGGATGGTAAGGGACGCCTTCTTTGAGTGTGTCCCGAACCTGCGGAATTAGGATGTCCCTTGCCTCTGTTTCTTTGAGGTCCGGGTTCTCATGGGCGTTGACAATGGTTCCGTCCGGGGCCTTGACTACCCACATCCCCGGCTCTATTTCTGCTCCCATGTCATTAGATGCTCTCTCGACATCTGCTTTGGTGGCCCGGTTGAGCGTGAATTGTGTCTGATTCTTTATAAATCCCTGTTGCCTTCCCTCCCGGTCCCAATCGCTCTGTACTTCCTGGACGAATAAAACTTTGTCGCCGTTACCGGACACGCGATCATCGACGCGCATGTGGGCGAGGACGTTTGGCTCGTCCCAATGGGAGGACTGAAATTCTGGCCCTTTAGTTGGCGTCCCGCCATTCGCAGAAATTCCTTCATCTGCAGGGGAATATTCTTCTTTAGGCAAATCTTTTGTTGGAACCGTCTGCAGTATCTCCCGGTAATTCTCCCCGCCGGGGATGGTGGTTGTTTCTCCGTGGTATTTTGTGTCCTCTTTCATGACTGCTCTGTACTCGATCTTCATGCCACGCCAAGTAGGCTTATTCATGGCGGCAAACTTATCAGCCTGATCTTGTGCCGCTACAGAGTTATTAAAAATCTGGTCAACAACAACGGGGCCCATATCCTGACCGTCTATAAATCTGCGAACTTGATACGTTCCGAACCGTGTGTCGTGACTTTTTACCGTTTCCCCAACCTGCGTCTGGTTGTCCTGAAGGAACTTGACGAGATCCTCTTTCTTGATCTTATCCTGGCCGGTGATCATATCTTGGATCCCGGAGAGATCGATCTCGTCCGGGCTGATCCCCGCGCTCTTGACGATGCCCATGATCTGGTCCGGCGCGGCCTGGTTCGGCATCTTGTCCTTGATAACCTCGACCATGCGGCTGTAAAACTTCGGGCCCGCGGGCGGTGTCGGGCGGATCTCGAAAGCAGGATTGACAACGGTCCCGGCCCATGGGCTCTCGAGCCACGGTGTTGTGGTGCCGGTTTGCGGGTTGAAAACAGGATCCCCTGCCGCCACCTTGTCGATGCGCGGCTTGGTCAGTTGGTAAATGGCGCGGAGCATGTCCGTGACCTTGGTGCGGGTCATGGCCTCGTCCCACTTGTCAACGTCAACGGTGAACGGCTTCTTGGCGGATCCGGCCTCGGTCTTGCCGGGCTCGAAGCCTGCGACCTTGAGTTCCCCGCGCTCGTAGGCCTCGTTCAAACGACGGCCCAGGTTGTTCAGGATCCCGCGGCCGAGCGCCGTCTTGGCGTTCTGCGGAACGGATGCCACATTATGTAAAGCAAAGATAAACGCCCCATTCTTGAATGAGTCCTCGAGGCTGTACCCTGCAACATTGGAGGCGGCCGCGGCGCCCGTTCCGGCCAGGGATGCCTTCTGGAAGGCCGCGTAGGTCTTTTGGACAAAGGCCTCGAAGGCCGTGGCTCCGGGCTTTACGCTCTCTGCCGGGAGCTTCATGGCGTTTACGGTCTTGCCCCAGGCCCCGATTGTGCCCCACAGGGCCGCTTCCTTGGCCACAGAAGCCGCATCCGTGGCTAACTGCTTGCCCTGGTCTGGATCTCGGTCCATCAGGCTCTCTGTGGCCTTCCTCATGCCAATGTTGCCTGTCTGGTTGACGGCTCCTATGCCTGCATTGACCACAAAGGCGCCCAGAAGGGTTTCCGGGAGGAACGGCGCGGCGGCAATGAACGGGGCAAATCCACCGATCAGGCTCCCGACTGTCCCCATTACGGGATGTTCTTTCATCAAATATTTTTTATACTGGTCAGGATTCTCGCCCTTCACGATCTCACCGGTCTGGGTGTCCAGGCTCTTTCCGAACGGTCTGGTCCCAAATCCCACCACGCCCTCCACGATCGGGCGGCGTAAGGCTTCCCATCCCTCTTGGATGCCGTGGTACCACGGATCCTTGGACCGGTTCTGGATAAACTCGGCATGTCCGTAGGACAGCGGCTTGCTGACGGCCTCGGCAAACTCCCCGGATCCGGTTTTCTGGAACTCCTCAAAGGCTGTGCGCCCGCCACCCAAATCAGGGACCGCCGCCGCTGACGTGATGTCAAACTCTGGCCGTTTCACAGGCTTCCCGGCGCCTTCTGATGCCGGGATGGCTGTGGTCAGGTCAAACTTTGTGGTGTCGAGTTCCGCCGCCATTATTCCATGCCCTCTTGTTCGTCCTGCTCTGCGTCAGGAGATAAATCGTCTGCCATTGTCTGATCCATGATCTCGTAGTTCCCGTCCGGGTAGACCATCGCCTTGTTGCCGAAACGGTCAACCATCATCTGGCCGCCCTTCTTGGCGGATGAAATGTTCGGGTTTATCTTCAAAGCTTGGCCGGCGGCGATCGCCCTGGCGGTGTCTTGGGCCTGCTCTGGTGAAATGGCCCCAGATATCACCTGGTCCTGTAGGGCTTCCATGGCCTCGGAGAGGTGTTCTGGCTTGTGGAAAACGGCCTTGAGAATGTGATAGGCAGGCGTCATTTTTGCCAGGAACTTGCCTGCGTCCTGTACGCCTTTCATGAAACCGCCCTGTCCTGCGTCAGGCTGTGCGGCCAAGAGGGACAGGTTGGCCTTGCCGCCGCCCTCGATCGCTATCATGTTGCCCTCGATCAGGTGCGACTTCTGCTTGGCGGTCAGGTTGGGGTCCTCCATGATCCTCTGGCGGAGTTCGCGGGCGTGGGTCCCGGCCTTCATATTCGGGCTGTAGACCTCGTCCAGGTACCCGATGTATGTCTGCGCGTCCCCGGTCTGAACCACCGGCTTGTTGAGTTGCAGGATCAGGCGGCGGGTGCCTTCGTCGCTTAATTGCCCGGCCTTATAGGCGTTCTCGATGTCGAGCGGAGTGACCGGCTGTGCGTCCTGGGCCCCGGTGAGGCTTTTCTGCATGCGGAGAAAGAGGTTCGTTTCGGTCTTGTCCTGCAGGTCAGACTGGAATTGCTTGCCCTGGGTTTCCTGTTCCTTGGCTCTGGCCTTGGCGAACCGGATGGCCGTGGCCTTCTTGTCCGGGTCCTGGATGTCGTAGTATCCCTGCTCAAGGAGCGCTGATGTACGGTTCGGATCCAGAGTTGCGTCCTGGATCGCCTGGCCGTATGGCAGATCTCTCTGGACGTCCATCTTCCACTTCATGGCCTGTTCGGCATCGATCGCCTGGGAGGCCTGAAGCTCATCGATCTTGGAGTTGATCTCAGCGAGGCTCTGCTTCTTGAGCGCATCGACCGGGTTGGCCCAATACTCGGCCTTCTTGTCCTCCACGAACTTCATCGTGTCGGCGTGGGCCGCCTTCAGTTGCTTCTCCCAGAAGTTCTTCTGGACGGTGTACTTGACCTGGCTTGCCGTGTTGGCGTGTTCGGCCTGGAACTTTGCGCGGGCTTCCCCGCGGGAGATGGTCGCGGACGTTTCGTTGCCGATCTTGTCGATCTCATCGACGTATCTCTGGTATCCCTTGGGGTCCGGGTCAGCCGCGGCGCGGAGTTGGATATCCTTCATCTTTTCGTTCGAGATGTTGTGCGCTTGGGTGGTTTCCTGAAAATCAACGACACGGCCCATGACGTCAGCGAACGTTTCCACGGCCTCGGCGGTCTTGTGCATGCCTTCGCTTACAGCGGCGGCGCCCTGAGATGGGGACAGTTGTGGGGCGGCGCGGGTTACTGTAAGCGATCCCTGGCTTCTGTATTGGTCAACGGTTGCCATTATTCGTCCTTACCCTTCTTTGCGAACCAGTTGTCCTTATACGCCTTGGTCCCTGCGTTGATAAGTGTCGCCGGGATGGCCGCGTATCGCCGGTTGGCCTCTGCGTAGCCTTCCATCCGGGCCATGCGGCCCTGCAGTTGTTCCTGGCCGATCATGTACTTGGCTTTCCATTGAGTGACCAAGATGTCGAGTTCGCTTTCGGCGTAGCTTTTCATCATCACTTCTGCCGGGGATCCCTCGAACGTGACGCCCGACTTGATGTATGTTGCCTCTTGGGCCTTGAATAGCTCGTCTGCACGGGAGCGCATCCGGGCCACTTCAAAGTCTGCCGATGTCTGGTAGATCCGTGACTGGATCTCGGTCATCTGCTGATTGAACTTCCCTATGCTCTTGGCCTCTCTCCCGGCCATGATCTGGCCAAAAAGATCAGACACCACACCAATGGCCCCCATGGCACCAAGTGCTGTATTGGCGCTCATCCCTTTGCTTGCGCTCGATGTTGCGGATGCGGTTGCTGTCGCCATATTTGCCTCAATAATCCGCTGTTTCGATGAACGGCACGATCGACAATACGTTCAAAGGGAGCGGGAGATCGGTTGTTATATAAATCCTCGGCTCTTTGGTGTACCCGCCGGGGAACGTCAGCATCTTGTCGCCTGTGTATTCGAGCGGGGACGGCTCCATCGGCATGGCGGCTGTCCTGAATAAAAGTGTTTCCTGCCGCGTTTCGGATCCGATCTTGCACCCGAGTGTTCTAAACAGGCGGACCATGGCCTTGTAAATGCGCTGTGTCTTGCCCTGGGCGGTCCCTGTTGGCGTGGCCACGTCCAGTCTGTTGGTGAGGAGCTTGGGTGTGAACGGCAGGCCTACGTGGATCTCGCCGTAGTAATCGTCAAGGGTGATGCTCCCGGATGCCACGGTTTCCTGCGGATGTGCCGCGCCATCGGCCAGGATCGCCACGGATTTCCCTTCGAGATGGGCAAGGCCGGACACGGTATTGACGCATTTGCGGACCTCTCCGCCTTCGGTGTAGGCCGTGTAGGCCGTGCCATCGATTCCGAGCAGTTCGAATGTATGTGTGGATTTGTTGGCGACCGTGTAGCGGTTCCGGTTCAGTTGCGTCATGCCCTCGACGCCCCGGATCCTGACCTTGTCCCCATTGCTGAAACCATGGCTTGTGGCTGTGATCACGACCGGATCGGCCGCGGTGGCCCCGGTGATGGTTACTGGAGTGTCCAGGGTCAGGCCGCTGTCAACGTAGAAGGCGTCCTCTTGCTCGTCGCCGTAATCCAGGGGCATAAAGTATTCGACGTAGCGCTTCCATGCCCCGTTGATCTTGCGCTTGACGATCACCCAGATCTGGTCATATCCGTCAACGGGTATGACCGCGATGCTCTCAAACAGGCCGTCTGTGATCTGCGGCGCCCATGCCTGTACCTTCTGGTCGTGTTCGCGGGTGAGGACGGCCATCTTTCCGTCCTCCCTGACGCACCACATCAGGTTGTCCGGTGATTGCTGATATCCCATGTCAATGACGCCGCTCTCCGTGATATGCTCGGCCAGGATGTTGGAGTTCGATGCGTTGTAGGCCTCGTCGTCGAGCTTGTACGTCTGCTCCCGGAGGATCCTGTTGTTCTTCTGCCAGAAATATAAATACTGCCCGATGTGCTTCGGCTTGACATTGGCCACGGAGTAGTTGTTGGCCTGTCTAAACACGCGGCTTGTGGCCGTGATGGGCTTGACGTCTGACCCGGAGGATCCCCAGAACGGACCGGCGCTTGTCCCGATCTCCAAGGTGTCCCCTGCGGTCAGCCATTCAATGACGCATGCCTCATTGGTTGCCAGGGTGAACTCTAGGCCATCCGTGTCCCCGGTCCCGAGGCCCATGTTCTCGTAAACCGCCGCCATGCTCGCCCATAATGTCTGGGGCTGTTTCGTATTACTGGCAAACCACAGGCGCTGTTCGTAGAACGTGACGGCCCTGGGGTACCCGTTTGTCCCGTCCCACGGCGCCCTTGCTTCTTCGGTCCACTTTCCGGCTGACAGATCGGTCGCAAATGTCCCGGATGTGTGAGCCACTAAGCACTTATATGTTTTCGCGCTCTCCGTGACGTAATTCCCGACGGCGTAGGCTGTCGTTGTCAGCCAGGCGTTGGCAAATGTGAAGGTCGGCGTGGTGATGGTCCATGCGTCATGCGCGGTCCTGGCCAGTTTGCGGGGAGCGTATGACGGGTGTGCAAAGTAGACGACGTCAAACGAGGCCGCGTATTGCAGGTCCCAGATCTCGGCTTCAGCCCAGGGTGTGGGGATCTCGTAGACGTCCTGGGCGACCCATTTCCCTGCGGCGAGGTCTGTGGCAAATGTGCCGGATGTGTGGGCCGTGACGCAATAATATTTGACCGATGTCTGGGTGACGAAATCCCCGACGACGTATGACGTCGATGTGAGCCATGCAGACGGCGAGCCCTTTAGGATTTGCCCTTCGTCCTTATAAAATCTCATATAGTAATCGCCAAGCTCGAGGACATACGCCTGGACGTTCGAGAAGATGAACGGGATCAGGCGGGTTTTCTTTGCTGATGTCTTGACCTCGTTGACGTAATATGTCCCAGGACGGCGAAAGACACCGCCGTAGGGCCTTGGGAGGAAATTCTCGAGCATCTTGGCGCCACGGAAATACATCTCTATGTCCGTGCGCCCGTCCAGTTGCGGCGACATCTCACCTGCGGTGAAGTTGGTGATGATCTGCGCTGACTTCATGCCCTTACCTCGTCTGGACTTTCTTCAATAAAATCATCCGGCGTCCCGCCTTCTTGGGCGTCCATGCCTTTTCCGACGGCCAGTTGTTTGGTGTAATCTGCGGCGGCCGCGGCGGCTACGGTCATGGAGTTGCTGATCGCGAACGCGATGCGCTCCCTGATCTTGGCCACAAGCGCGACGGTGAATCCGATGCTGAACTTTGACGGATCTTCAACGTATGCGACGTACCTTAAATAAAATGTGTCCTCGTTATACAGGACCTTGTTGTCCTCGATCTTGTAGGTGACATCCCGAGGATCCGGATCGATGGCCCGGATGTAATTGCTCGGCAGTTGGAAGGCGTATGTGTACCCGAACGCCGGTGTTTCGGACAGCAGGGCCAGGGAGGCTCTCTTGGTGGCGAACTTCCACCGATGGGCGAACAAGACCTCCTGCAGGCAAATGTCCCAGACCGCATCGGCCTTCTGTGCGTTCTCGGTATCGTTGGCCGTTCCGATATCAACGATCCGGTCTGCGCCTAGCTCTGTGAGCGCCACGTTGACGATGCTGACCTTGGTTGCCCTTGCCATACTTGCCTCCAGTTAAAAGAGGGGGAGGGGTAGTTTATTTCCCCTCCCCGTTCTTACTTACTCGACGACGTACTCGATCACAGCGGAGATCGTGCCCGTTGCCGCGGCACCCGCGAGGGTGATCAGGATCTGTTCATCATCGGTCCCGGTGATCTTGTACCCGAGGCCGTCCACCTTCATGGTGCTGATCATGCCTGCGGAGGCAGAGGACGCGGCCGCGATATAGCGCGCGGCGCTTCCTGCGTCACCGACCGCGAGGGTCGTGGATCCACCGAGGGCATCAAACGCGACCTTAATGCCGGTCACGATGGCGCCGACCGGGAGGGCCTTGCCCACCGCGATTGTCGAACCATCGGCCAAAGTGGACGCCTCGTAGCTGTCCACCATGACGCGTACCTTCCCGCCCAGGGTACCCGGGGACAGGATGTTGGCCGCTGAAGGATCGGCGGCCTTTGTTGCATTGACTCCAAGAACTGCGCTCATGTGTTACCTCCTTGTGAAAGGTTCAGTTGCCTTTTAATTACAGACCGCCAGGATTACTCCTTGCAGTCGATCTCAACCACGCCCGTTTCGTTCATGCGCGTGGAACCGATGCCCATGGAGGCGTACACCTGCGTGGCGTAGCTCTTGGTGGGCAGACGATCGATCTCCGACTTGATGTCCCGCGCAAGCGCCAGGAGCAGGGAGTTCTTGGTCCAGGCGATGCACTTGCGGGTCGTGCTTGCCTTCGTCAGGCGGTTGGTCGGTTGGAACGTGAAGCCACAGAAGGCCTTCACATCGCCCATGGCCAGAGCCTTGAAGGTGTTGTAATCGGCGGATCCGATCTGGGTGATGTTCAGCATGTCGCTGATCTGCTGAGGATCAACGGCACAGAACCTTTCCTCGGACGGGTCATTCTCGGCCCGATCGAGGATCTTCTTGGCCTCGAGGATCTTGGCCATCGTCATGCCGGTCGTGCCAACGGCGATGACGTAGTTGGCATCGAACGTGGTGTTCGTGGTGCCATCCTTGCCCGTCTTGGCGGTGCCAAGAGCGGCGGCGAGGACCTCATCGTCCATGGAGCGGCCAAGGGCGAATGCCGCGTTCATGGCGTAGGTGTTGTCGGGGTTGATGAGCGTCTTGACCTTATCTTCCTTGTCGATGAGGTCGGCCCACTCATAATCATACATGTTCACCCACCGCTTGTAATGATCGGACTTCACCAGGGGGGTGTCCGAGTTACGGGTGGTTTTCTTGACCGCGGCCGTGGCGCCGAGTTGGTCAAACGCCGCGCTTTCACCGACGACGCCGGTTTCGACGCGGACCTGGCTCCGATGCTTGGAGCCCTTCTGCTGAACGAGCATCTCGAGGTTGCCCCCGAACTGCTTCACGAATGCTGTTGAAAAATCTCCCATTGTAAGCCTCCTTTTAATCTACTTTGAACTCTCTTGACCTTGTAGATTGCCCGGAGACTCCGGATCTATGCTGCATTTGATTCTTGGGATCCCAATGGGGGATTGCCCCGGTATTTGTGTTACCGCTCGAAGGGGTCTTTACGATTGTCCCTTGTTGCGGTCATCCGGGTACGCCTGCTCATGAAGGTCGTTCATGACCTTGATGGCGTGGTCGTGGTCCGGATGTTGGCTGTTGAAATACGCCGCGTTCAGCGGATGCGCCTTATCATGGCGGATCCGGTTGATCTCCTTAAGTGCTTCATCAGGCGTCTTGGTGCCGATCCCGTCACCGCCGCCGATCGAGTCCTCTCCGAACTTCTTGGCCATGGTGACCATGAACTTCATAAACCGGGGGTCATTGCCCAGGCCTGTTTCGTCCATGAAGGCCTTAAACTCGGGATCCGCGTTGGCTTCCCACACCTTGCCGGCCAGGGCCGCATTGGCGTCATACGCCTTGCCCCATGCCGTGCGGAGGGCAGTTTCTGCGGCGTTCTTGGCTTCGTTGCGCTCATTTACCAAGTTGGTATATTCTGCGGCATTGGCCTCGGCATACCATTTGTAGAGCCCTTCGACCTGGAACGGCAGAAGGCCCATCTTGTGGGACATGTCCTTGAACGCGCCCTCCATGACATCGCTCTTGGGCAGGCCTTCCGGGAGCTTGACGTCCGGGAGCTTATAGTCTGCGGGCGCCTTGGGGCGTCCGAGTTGGTCCATGACGGCCACGTAGTCATCGGCCTTGGCATCCTTGCCGGGGACCGGGATCCCTTTGAGGCCGATTTTCTTTTCCAGTTCGAGGTACGACTTGGCCAGGGATCCAGGATCCTTGAACTTCCCGATGCTCGGATGGTCCTTAATGGCCGGATCGATGGTTGTGCGCCAGTCAGGCGCTCCAGAACCGCCTGTTCCTTGGCCGGAACCTGCCGCTCCTGCCCCGGAACCGGCTCCACCCGCGCCCTGACCTTGGCCGGCACCACTTTGGCCTGCTCCTGCGGCACCTGCGCCATCTCCGGCCCCGGCACCTGCACCGTTGCCATCTCCACCGTTCGGGTCCCTGCAAATCCTGAATAACCTGTTCATTTTCCGTTCTCCTTTGGGCTTGATTGTCCTATTGGGTCAAGTTGTCCATCTTTGTTTCGATGTCCATCTTTAACTTCTTAAAAATGCTTTTAACCACGGACTGCTGTCCGACCGCGTAGTGCGTTCCGTGAGGGTCCCCAATGACCAAGGGCGGCTCGGTGTCGTACATGCGTATCAAATCGTTGAGGACGATCTTTCCGTCCTCGGTTTCAAAGAGCCGTTTATAGGCCAGGATCCGGGCGTTCTGCTTCTGGAGTTCTTCCCTTTGGCGGTCCTGTTCGTTGTCCTGGTCGTTCATTTCGCGGCTCCTGCGGGTTGCTGTGACTTCTGGTACGTTGCCCCGGCCTCTGCCCCGGTCTTGACCATCTGAGCCATCTGCATCATGGCTTCCATCTGGGCCTGTTGCTGTTGGGCCTTCATGCGTTCTGCCCTTCTGGCATCGACCGCTTTGACGTCCCTGGTCAGTTTCGGGTTGTTGCCGTTGATCGTCGCGATCTCGCGGAGGGCTTCATCGAAGTCCAAGACGTCACCAGACTCTGGGTTGAATCCGAGGATGGCCGAGGCCATGTTCATGGTGTTGTTGATGCCGTTCAGTTCGGCCATCTTCTGGGCGCGGGCCAGTTGGGAGGTGAACTTGACCGTGAACTCCTTGCCCTTGAGCTTTTCTGGCAGGGGCGGGAGTTTGCCGGCGCGGCCTGCGATCATATAAACGCGTATCATGCACGGGGACAGGAGATCGGTCAGGATGTTCCCGATCGATGGCCCCAAGAGGAGCATGTTCTGGTTGTTGATCATGTTGATCTCTGTGGCGGTCTTGGTCGGGTCGTTGGGGTCGTATGTGAACCGCTTGAAAAGGTCGACGTAGAAAGCCTGTTCGACACGGCGCCTGCGGTCGGCTGTGAAGTCCATGCCGACCGGGATGTTTCCGCCATTCGATAGGGTTTCGATCTTCTCGCCATTGACTCCGGACAGCTTGTAATTGAGGCCGCCTGCCTTCTGGGTTATGGGCAGGACGTATCCATCGTGCGGGATAACGAGCGGCGGCTTGACCGCGACCTTTGCGCCCTGGATGATCGTGCCGTCCATGTCATTCAGGGTTTTCATGTCGGCCAGGGCGTGTGATGCCGGGCAGTATGAATACGGGGATGTTTCGTCCTTATCCCACCGCGGCACAAAGAACGGGAACTCTGGGTATCCTGACTCTGCGACGATCTGCTTGTCGGCTATGGAGATCCACAGGGATGCCCAGGGCATGTTCTTGTTGTCGGTCTTGCCCGCCTTGCGCTGATACCTGGGCGTGACGGCGTGGAGGTACTCGACTATCTCCTCCTGCTTCTTGTCCTGGATCAGCTTGAGCGCGGTCGCTCCGGCCTTCTTGCCCCACTTCTTGTAGGCCTGGCGGGCCGTGTACTTGCGCCACCGGTACACGGTATCGACGCGCTCGGTGTCGTCCTCCCCAATCGCGGCGTCAAGGTGGCCGATGGTGTAGAACCTGGCCACGGTCTTGGGATCTTCTTCGGCGTAAAGGACCGGGGATCCGATGTTCCCGAGCGTCTTATAGACCTGTTGTGCCTTTTGGTAAAAATTCGAAGCGTTCAGGATGTCGCGGCAGACCTTTGTGCATTTGCTGAAATATTGGGCGATCTCCTCGTCCTGCATGTCATCCTCGTCGACCGATTCGTATTCATACCATACGGTCGACTGGTTGGTCATGTTGCCGTTGATTCCGGATGCGAAGGTGTTCAGCGAGTTGATCCCGGTCGAGTCGTAAAGGTCAGCGGGGAGCTTGGCGCCTTTGGTTTCGGCCAGGATGTACTTGGACGGCTGTGTGAAAAACAGGCATTCTTTCCAGAGGCCTTCCCATTGACGCCTTTTCTCAAGGGCCGCATTGGCTTCGGCTATAACTTCTTCGGCATTAAATGGCATCACACGCCTCCGAGCGTTTTCTTCTTCGTTACTGCCTGGCCCTGGACGCCTGTGGCGCTTGTCAGGATGGTTGAGCTATCCTTGATCGCCGCGGCCCTAATGGCCGCTTTCTGGCGGGCCGTTTCATTGGCCTTCGACTCCAGGCCTTCCGCCTCCTTTTTGGCCTCCTCCTGCTTCTTCTGGGCGTCGTTTAGCATGTTTTTGCGGACCTTTTCGGCATCGTTATTTCCATGAAACGTTACTGCTGTTGCCGCGATTGCTCCGACGGCCATGGCGGCCAGGCTTACTGCGTGAGGCATACCGTTCTCCTTGTTCTGTAAATGTGAAATTTGGACATGTCCGGGTTGTACCAGGACAGTGTCTTTGGGTTGTGGTAAACGATCGCGGCCTTGACCGCCCGGATCATCGAGGCCTGGTCACCGTGGTGGACGGCCATGTAAACGTGGGCGTTTTGGCCTTTCTGCTTCATGCAATCGATCAGGAACTGCTTGTCCTCATGGTATTTGTTATCCGCGACGATACGGCCCAGGGCCGTGTCATTGATCATGAAGTAAATGGCCACGAGGATGATCTTTCCGTCATTGCGCTCAACGTGCAGGTGGTCCACGTTGGCGATGAAGTTGACCATCTCCCCGTAGTTCTCGGCGTCCATCTCCGGGTAATGCTCAAAAATGAAGTCAGCTATTTCAATGGCTAGGGGCATCATTCTGACTCCCTCGGCAGGTTCCCGATGTGCTTGACGTTGACGGGCCGGATATCGATCTGGGTGTGCATGGCCAGGCTGTCGACGCAATCGATAAACTTGCTCTTGATCTGGGTGTTGGTGACTCCGTAAAGCTCTGACTCCATCTCGGCTACCCATGGCGCCTCATCCGGCAGGAGGATCTGGCCGCATGACCACCGGGGCTGTAAGGCCTTGATGCGCTCGAGCTTGGTTCCTTCCTTGGCGTGTTCCAGGGGGATGATCTCGAAGAAGATGTTCCGTTCCTTCATGGCCTTGTATAACAGCGGCTCGAGGAAGTCCTTGAGTTGGCCCTTCTCGATGCCGAAACGGCGGATCTTCCATTGGCTGACGGTGTCGAAGATGTTGTCGATCAGTTCGACCGAGTCCCACCGGCCGAACTTGCAGTCGGTGACGAACCAGTTGTTGTCAGCGTCTGTGAAGCGGACCGTGATGGCGCGGTAGCAGGCGTCCTTGTTCTTGCTTGTGGCCGGGTCCAGGGTGGCGGCGCCGTTGCAGTATGGCTGTATCTTGTGAAACGAAAGCAGGTTGAAGGTGCGCTTTTTGTCCTTCTTAAAGATGCGTGTTTCTTCCGACGAGGACATGCACATGCGTTCCCGGAGCCAGATTTCAAGCTGTCCCATGCGGCGGTACGACTCGCGCTCGGCCATGATACTGGCCATGGTGTAGTTGGCCGGCCAGGTGGACCGCTCGTCCTCCATGATCGGGATGCGGAAGAACGTGAAGCCGAGGTCCTCTTTGTTGGCGTCGATCTGCTCCATGATGCACCGATCGCCCAGGTTGTTCCCGATCGCAAAGATGCGGGTGTACTTCCCGAGGAACTTGACGTCGGAAAGAAACCACTCCCAATCTTTGGCCATGACGGTGTCGCTCTTGGCGTCCTCGAGGTCCTGCGGGTCGTTAAGGATGACAATGTCCGGGCGGCGGTCGCGGGTGGCCAGGCCTCGGATCGAGGATCCTTTGCCGTAGCCTTCAATGATGATATTGATGTCCTTGCCTTCATCGTCCTCAACGATCACGGACAGGCAGTTCTCGGAGCGCTTGAGGGTCTTTTTGTGCCTGGCGTTGCAGAGCGGGTTCTGGAAGTATTCTTCCGTGATCGCCACGATGTTCTTGGCGGCCAGGGTGTCGTTGGCCCTTAAAATGATGATGTATGACGTCTTGGCCTGGGGAAATGTCAGGGCGTAAAGCGGGAATGCCCGGCTGATGTACTGGTCCTTGGCGCTCTCGCGGAATCCCTCGATGGCCACGTGCCCGGATCCGTTCAGGAGGATGTCCGACCACCGGTAATGAAACGGCGCGGGCGCGACCTGGCGGTCCCCGCATTGCAGGGTGATGTGGCGATAATTGACGAGGTTCATCCTCGCCTTCCTCATCGCCTCGATCAGTTCCTGTTGTTCCGTTGCGTCCATCAGATCCCGCCTCTGTATAAGCGCTTGTAGTCCAGACCGTGCCTGGCTATGGTTTCTTTGACGTATCCGTACCCGCCTTTGGCATCGACCGCGATCGCCACCATGATACGGTGGATCTCCCTGGCCTGGTCCGGAGGGGTTGTCTTGCGGCGCCTCCATTGGTCAATGCCCTCTAGAAGCTCCCGTTTCTGGGCGTCAGGCATGGCCTTGCGGTTGAAGATAAACTCAAGGGCCAGATGGTTCATGCGTGAGAGGGTTGGGATCCGGACAATCATGCCGCCCCCCTTGACTTGCTGATGGCGTCCCGGATGAAGTGATCGTGGCTGACCTGGCCTTTGAGGTTCAGGTCGCTCTGGTCCTTCATTCCGTGGTTGTTGATCAGGACGAACTTACTAAAACCGTCCGAGAACTTCCTTGTGAGGCCGCCCTTGAGGACCATTGCCTTCTGTTTCCGCATTAAACGCCCTATAGCTTGACGAAATCCGGCATTTATATCTGAAAACCTTGAAATATGGGCCTCGCAAAGGTCATTTTCCAGGCAGAAATCCTCCAAAAATGGGCAAGAATTGCGCTCTGTGAAGTCTAAAACCTTCGGAATCAGGCCTGTTATTGCCGTTTTTGTCCAGGTTTTAGGTCTGCCGCCCTTGTTCATCTCATCCCCCAGATGATCGATGCCTGCAGGAGTGTGGCCCCGAGCCAGTAAAGCGAGCGGGGCCAGTTCTTTTCCGCGATGCACACGGCCATGATGAATATGTACTCGGCCATGAGAATGGCGATCAGCTTAGTTGACAGCACAGGCGGCCTCCTGGATCTTCTGGGCCTTCTGGCCTGTGTATTCCTCGTAGCGCTGAACGATCACGTCAACGAAGCGCGGGTCCATCTCCATGGTGAAACAGCGGCGGTTGGCCTTCTCGCAGGCGATCATGGTGCTTCCGGATCCTCCGAAAAGGTCCACGACCAATTCGCCGCGTTGGCTTGAGTTGTAAAGGGCGCGGGTTATCAGGTCCACGGGCTTCTGGGTGGGGTGCTTGTAGTTGGTTTCGCGGGAGAAGCGCCACACGGTCGAGTTGCCGTTTTCTTCGTGCTTGATCATGGCCTTGACCATTTTCAGCAGTTCTTCGTCCGATTTCTCCTCATCCCAGGTGGTGTATTGCTTGCGGTCCCCGTAAAAGCCCGCGGAGGCGCCTTCCTGGTGGCAATACAGCAGGGGTTCGTGCTTCCACCGGTAATCGCCCCATCCCATGCTTGCCACGAGCTTTACCCAGATGATCTGGTTCTTGACGCGGTACCCGGCCTTGTTCAGGGCGTCCTCAAATTCCCGGTGTGTCTTGGATGCGTAACAGCAATAAAGGGCCGCCTCTGGCTTGAGGATGATCCGGTAGGATGCGAACGTGGCCTCCAAAAACGCCCGGAATGCGGCCTCGTCCATGTTGTCGTTCTCGATCGTGGTGGACGTGTCCTTGCCGCGGCCGCTGTAGTTGACGTTGTACGGCGGATCCGTGAAGGCCAGGTCGGCCTTGTGGCCGTCCATGAGGATTGAAATGTGATCGGGGTTGGTTGCATCTCCGCACATGAGGCGATGTTGGCCTAGTTGGTAGACCTCCCCGATCATTGCCCTGGGAGCCGCCGGTAAACCGGGGGCGTCGTCCTGGGTTTTTTTATCGCTTAAATCAAAGATCTTGTCGATCTCGGTACCATCAAATCCGACCTCTTTCAGCAGGTCCTCATCGAAGTCGGCAAGGGCGGCAAAGTCCCATTGGCCGTTGTTCTTGTTCAGGCGCAGGTTCAGGCGGCGCTCCTCGTCCGGATCCAGTTGTCTGTCCGGGACGCGCACGTCGACCTCGGCCTCGCCCTGCTCCTGGAGCATGCGAAGGCGGAAGTGTCCACCGATCACGGTGTTGTCGGCGTTTATGATTACGGGATCTGCAAGATTAAATTGTTCGAGGGATGCCTTGAGGTCTTTGACGTCTTTGTCTGTGGCTTTGCGGGGATTGTATGGCGCGGGCTTGAGGTCAGATAGTTTCCGTCGAGAACTTGTCCAGTTCGGTCGCGCCATGTCATCTCCCCTGTTACTTGTGCGTTCACAAGTTCTAAGTTAGTCGAACATGGAACTTGTGAATTGTCAAACAGATATTTAATTACTTGTTGCTGTGGAAGGATGCGCGGGTTGGATTCCGTCTATTCTCTCTTGCGCCATACGGACATATTCCGGATTCAGTTCGATGCCGATGTAATGCCTGGCGTTCTTCTTGGCCACGACTCCGACCGTGCCTGCACCAAAGAAAGGATCAAGGACCACGCCACCCATCGGGCATCCTGCCTTGATGCATGGATCGATCAAGGCCTCCGGGAACGTAGCGAAATGTGCGCCCTTAAATGGTCGGGTAGGGACGGTCCAGACCGATCGCTTGATCCGATACTCTCCGGTCTTTCTGAATGCGCGATCTCCGGTCTTTCCGTTGAAAGATCCTTTTGGCTGACTCTTGCGGTGGTTTCTTGTGGTCTGGTATTCTGCCGTCCTGTGGGACCCGGGTCCGGTGTCCCATCCATACGGCACCCGTCCTGACCGTATTCCGTTCTTTGTTTCGTGGTCCGGAAAACTCTTTACCGATTCTCTTTCTTTCCTTCTCGTCCAATCTCCCCACACGGCAGGTTCTCTGATGGCGTCTTGGTCGAAGTAATATCTTTCTGACTTGCTCAAAAGGAAAATATATTCATGGGCCTTCGTGCATCGATCACGCATTGATTCGGGCATGGTGTTCGGCTTGTGCCAGATAATATCCTGGCGCAGGTACCACCCGTCTGACCGTAGTGCGATCGCAAGCATCCACGGGATCCCCATTAGGTCCTTGGCTTTGTATCCTGCAGGCACTCCGACCCAGGGTAAATTTGCGAGCTTGCGTCGGTCACGCTTCATTGGGCTTGATTGTCCTAGGGCGGATCTGTTCGCGTAGGTGTCGCCGATGTTGAGCCACAACGTACCTTGTTTCTTCATCGCGTTTCTTACGTACGAGAAGATCTCGACCATACTTTTAATGTATTCCTCTGGTGATTTCTCAAGTCCAAGCTGTCCTTCGACGCCGTAATTGCGAAGGCCATAGTAGGGCGGGGACGTGACGCAACAATCCACGCTTTCGGGCGGCATCGATCTTAAAACATCCAAGCTGTTTCCGGTTATAATTCTGTCCATCATCCCGCCAATAAAACGTTTGCCATCCCCCAGAGCCAACCGATCGTCATGCCGAGGGCGGTCCAGAAGCATGCCCCGGCGATGGCCCCAATAAAAAAGGATCGCTTGTCGATGGTCATGCCGGGCCCCCGAAAGAGAGCATGTTGATCTTATGCTCGATCACAGCGTCGGTCATCTCGCCAACGTCCAAGAAGGCCCGGTGGTGTCCGTTGATGCTCTCCTCGTTGTCCATGTGGCTGTGGTGGCGCTTGCCCTCTTTGTACTTTGGCTTCCCGCAGTCCATGCAGATCCGGGCCTTATCTAGGCACTTCGCCATTCTTGCGCTCCCACAATGAATGCATCCTCTTGGCATCGTTATCCTCCCATCACCGTATGATCGGCCCGGTACCCTACCGTTCCGATGTGCTTCTGTGCTTGGCCTCCGCACTTGGGGCACCTCTCGACCTTCTCGTTCATGCCGTGGCGTTCTTCCCAGGTGTGGCCGCAGGTGGCGCAGG